AATCAAGATATAAAAGGCGATTTATCGGTGAAAAGTAACAGTTACCAAAGCACGTTCAAAGAACGCCCACCTAAAGGTGGGCGTTTTAAATGTGCAATGGTGTAAAAGGAGGCAGCTGATGTTATATTGCCGGAACCCGAAGGGGGCGAGACGGGGGGGCGGGCGGCGAGGGTTTCCCATACTGCGCGTATAAATCCCATCTATTTCTTGCCCCTGAAAATTATATGGATAACCTTTTTTTATTCGCCATTTTCACCACCGCCTTTTTCGTTCTCTTGAAAATCGTGGAAATGAAAACTTTAGAAAAAGAATTGAAACCTCTGAAATATATTGTACGAGATGCCGTGATGGCTTTCGCCGCTTCTCTTGCTGCTGCTTTTGCCACCTTCCATATGCGTAGTTCTGTTTCCGACTTCTTGAATATCGTAACAGAGAACAAGGTTCTCTCTACAGAAACGACGCAGATATTCACCGATGCGCCTGGATTCTAATAGAGTCAGTATCACTATGGTGAGAACTGGTATAAATGTTTTCTACACCATTTCACATTTACTACGAAGCGACTTTATAACCGATTTATCGGATATTGAAAGGTTAAAATGTGTAAAAAGGGTATATATATGTTCTCCCTTCTTTTTCTTATGTTGTCTCTTGTGGGGGCTTTAGACACCCTTACTACGGGGGTCTGGCTCAGTGGTGCCGCGTATTGTCAGAAAGAATTATATCCCACAATGGCCGTCGGGCCTGTAGGGTTCGTCTATAATGCAACGCTTCACAACGGATGGAGCGACCTTCAGGGCTTTGTCGGGCGCGTTGTTCCTGGAGGCGAGATTTGGGTCGTTTTCCGCGGGTCGTCTTCTGTCCGGAATTGGATACGCGACCTAGAGGTTGCGAAAGTGGATTATGATTCCTTTCCCGAATGTGGCTGCTCTGTTCACAGGGGGTTTTATCATTCTGTGTTGGGGATTCGGGATGAGGCCATAGACGCCGTCGCTAAATTGGTCGCGGATTATCCGAAAGACCGGGTTTATGTAGGTGGGCATTCCTATGGGGCAGCTTGCGGACAATTGTTCGCGATGGAACTGGCTCGGGCGGGTATCCCAGCCGATGTCTATACCTACGGTAGTCCGCGCGTAGGCGATTCCCTGTATTCATCCTTTATGACATTGGTTCTTGCGCATATTCGCGTAACGCATGACCGAGACATTGTTCCTCATGTTCCCCCTACAGAAATGGGATTTTTCCATGGGACACGCGAATGGTTTGAATCGGAGGGTGCTCTGACGGCCTGTAGCGATATAGACGGCGAAGACCCCCGATGTAGCGCGCAGTATGCCTTGCGAAACACGACGGTGGATGACCACCTGGTTTATTTGGGTCATCCGATGACATGCTAAATGGTGCCGCCTACTCCCTTTGGCGCGACGCCAATAGAGTCATAAAGGAATATATTTCTTTATGATTATCTGTATACCTGAATACGCTCTTCTCTTGTCTTGGGTATACTATTCTTTATGACAAATCCGCCGTCCGATAATCGGCAATAGTAATCGTTTTCTTCTTCTAACCGGGTTTTATTGACACCTTTTACATATTCGGCCATATTTGAAATGGTTTCGCATACATAAGAATAACAGGTTTTTATGTATTCCATATATTTATTCTATTTTTATATTTTTATAAGATATACGAAGGAACCGCGTCAATGTCAATGAATAAAGCACCTTCCGGTGGTGATTCCACCGTTTCAAATGAGGCAAAGAGGGGATTCTTCAATTGATCTCCCGGCGTTTTCTTGTGAACGGTTCTTGCAATCATTTTATAGAGTTTGAAGTTCGGATATCGTTCGTCCCCATTTTTCATATAGAGAATATTCTTTCCATTGTCGTCCGTCACCCAATCAATAATGGTTTGTTGAAGAAGGTCGGGTTCAAAATTGGGGTCTTGTTCTTCTTCCACCTCTAAAATGAAATCGTAGATAGAACATCCTAAACGACAGAGGTCAAAACTCATATTGGGGTCTAGCCTGGGTTTTTTTTCGGTCATAAAGGGTTCACAATTATATTGGGTAGAGGCATCGCCTCCTGGGGCGAAACTGTCGCTGCAGAATACGCGGCCTTGGAATCGGTAAATGGCGCGGCCGAAATCTATGAGTTTGAAAATACGGCCGTGGGTGGGGACTTTGTAGATTGTATCGGCGGCTTTATAGTAAATGAAGTCTTGTTGGGTTTCTACGTGCATAATATTATTTGTATGAAGGTCATTATGAGTGAAGGCGAATGCTTTTTGATAGGCCATTAGTATCATTATGACTTGGAATAGCGCACTTGCTGCCGTCTCTATATTGAGTATGCGCTTTAAGAAGAGGCGGTCCAGTGTTCCTTGGCATTTTTCTAGACAAATCATTTGGACGGGGAAATTGTAAATATATCCGTTCAATGGGATTTCGGAGGCTTCTTCTTCAGAGTCTTCTTCTTCGTCGTCATCGGAGGCGTCCTCTTCGGCATCGGTACCTTCTTCTTCGGACCCTTCGGACCCTTCGTCTTCTTCGGACCCTTCGTCTTCTTCGGACCCTTCGGACCCTTCGGACTCTTCGGACTCTTCGGAGGCCTCATCGTCGCTACTATAATTCACTTCACTATCATTGGACGAATCATCCGAAGAAGCGACAGACTCTTTTTCATAAACACATTCTTCGGTTTCTATCTCCAGGGGCTCTTCTTGAACCAACTCTTCGGAATCGCTTTCGGGAGCCCCCTCTAGAACAATTTCCTCTAAAGAAATGCGCGAATCATCCCCATGAATATTTAGCTTGTTCTTGTTATTACGAGACCCGAAATTCGCAAAGGGGTTCTCGCCTTGCTCTAATTCATATAGTTTCCCCCGATTCTCATTGAAATAATCGGACTGGACTAAATAATCCATATCATCCGCCAGATTCATCCTATATTTCTTTTGGACACCCACATAAGAACCATAATACTCAATCCCATGAACAAATCCATGTGTATCAAGCAACTGGTTTGACAAATAACAAAAGAAATTGTCTATATAACTGGCATTATGCGGCGTTTCCAATTTCTCGTAGCATGTCCCCTCTAAAGACGGAAGGTCTAAAACGGGCTGGGATTTATATCGTCCGATGAGATACCGAACGGGGTCTAATAACGGCGCGAACTTGACAAACATCTCGCGGCTTGCCTTTTCGGAACTCTTGCTATCCCATACGGTTTTCAAATCCACGGCATGATATCGGTGATTGAATGCTACATGATTGTAATTAGAATCATTCAATTCAAAAAATACTTTATACAAGGGATGATACGACTGGAAAGAATCCATATCATATGGCTGATAGGAGTCATCCATCTCTGCCGCCTGATTGGCTAAATGTTCTAATACTATCCTTTTTGGCTTATAATAATTCAATTGGAATTTGACCATTGTATACTTGTCTAAATGATTATTTAAACCGGTTTCAAACGTAGGTAGGGAAACCGACTGCCCCCACGACCCCGGCCCTTCTCCCTTCGGGTTCCGGCATGGTATACTGAATATTAACCTTTATGATTCCCCTCCGAATTTTTTTTGGCACCAATCAGAAAGAATAATATACCTTTATGATTCCCCTCCGAATTTTTTTTGGCACCAATCAGAAAGAATAATATACCTTTATGATTCCCGGGGGCGAAGCCCCCCCCTCCGAAAAAATTTTTTTGGCACCAATCAGAAAGAATAATCTTTATGATTCCCGGGGGCGAAGCCCCCCCTCCGAAAAAAATTTTTTTTGGCGCCAGTCAGAAAGAATAATATACCTTTATGATTCCCTCCGAAAAAATTTTTTTTTGCACCAATCAGAAAGAATAATATACCTTTATGATTCCCTACGAAAAATTTTTTTTGCACCAATCAGAAAGAATAATCTTTATGATAAAACAAGAGAACCTACGATGAACCTCTCTAAAGAGATATATGACTTCTTGGCGGAACCCGAAGGGAGAAGAGAGAAGGAAGGGGTCATGTGCTCCTACGGGGGGTCCCTCTACTACTGCGGATAAACACCTCTTATTGTATTCTCAATCCATGTATATATGACTTTAGAATTAAAGAAATTTGATATGCGAGCGATTACCTTCAAACCCGATGAGAACAAGGGACCCGTTATTGTTATGATTGGTCGGCGTGATACGGGTAAATCTTATTTAGTACGTGATTTGCTTTTCCATCATCAAGATATTCCTATCGGAACTGTTATTTCAGGGACGGAAGCCGGAAACGGGTTTTATGCCCAACACGTCCCCAAACTCTTTATTCATGAAGAATACAATTCGGTTCTCATTGAGAACATTTTGCGGCGACAGAAAGTCGTTCTCCAACAGGTAAACAAAGATATAGAACAATACCGCCGTTCGACGATTGACCCTCGTGCCTTTGTTATTTTAGACGATTGTCTTTATGACCAAGGCTGGACCAAAGACAAACTTATGCGTTTATTATTCATGAATGGACGACACTGGAAGATTATGCTCATCATAACAATGCAATATCCGCTTGGTATACCTCCGAATCTTCGCACAAATATTGATTATGTTTTTATTTTGAGAGAACCTTACATGACCAATCGGAAAAGGATTTGGGAGAACTATGCCTCTATGTTTCCGACATTGGAATCTTTCTGTTCCGTTATGGACCAGACAACAGAGAACTATGAATGTTTAGTCATTAATAATAACTCCAAATCCAATAAACTACATGACCAGATTTTTTGGTACAAAGCCGAGTCTCGGCCTGATTTCAAATTGGGTTCTAAAGAATTTTGGGATATTTCTAAGGATATGGGTGATGATGACAAAGACCAATATGACCCCAATAAGGGACGGAAAAAGTCGGCGGGCCAACAGATAACAGTGAAAAAAGGGAAATGGTAGGCGGAATATATGTCAGAAAGGATGTTGTGTTAATCAAACATTTATTGACGAGCTTTACACCTTTTTGCCGATAAATCGCCTTTATATATCAATAATCGGCGGTTGAAAAGCGAATTTACACCTTTTAACCTTTCAATCTCCGATTTATCGGTTACAAAGTAACAGTTACCTAATTACATTTCAAAGATGCCGACCCTTTGGGTAGGCATTTGAAGTGTAATTAGGTGTAATGTATGTAATAAATTATATCAATAATATATAATTTATGTTTACGGGGAATCTATTCACACCTAAGAAACCGGAATATACGGAATATCTAGAATCTGGAAACCCTGACCCTTTTAGATTATTTCCGAAGGCGTCCGATTCGTATCTCCCTAAGCCGCTGTACCATATTGATTACAAGCCGGCGAGCCCATATTCTATTACGTTGGGGCCTTTAACCCCCCCACAGCAGACAGACAGAGACCTGAATACCAAATGCAGCGAAGAATGTCGTAATAAGCATAAAGCCAAATCATTGTTTGTTAGTTCTGAGTATAAGGAAGCATTATATGATATGATTAATCTCACCATAGATATGGAGAGGTTCCAAAGAGAACTTTCAATTAGTGATACAGCATTATTGTATGGTTTACAAAATGAATTGTATCATTATTTTAAGAGATTTATTAGTGATGATTTAAGTGAAGAAGCAGCAGTAGAAGAAGATTTGAAAAAAACGGGAACTGATATAGAAAAATATATACATAACTTGAGAGTTGCAGTATTACAAGAGAAACAAGCAGTAAGAGCAGTAATAGAGGAAAAAGCACACATTGAATTCAAAGAGGAAGAAGAGGAAGAAGAGGAAGT